GATATTGCTTGTAGCCTGTTTCTTGGTAGGGCCTTTAGGTCCAGTCTTCCCGCCTTCGGCAGCAAGTGAGGCGACCTCTACCTTTTTCTCAATGATGATCTCTTTCTCTACGATCACCTCTTTTTCAACGATAATCTCCTTGGGCTCAAGGAGCTTCTTTAACTGAGTCTTCAACTCCTCGTCGTACATACACGAGAGATCATCGAGATAACCCGGATCTGCGTCTAGTAGTTGTTTGATTGTCGTAAGAGCGGTAAGCGCTCTCGGCTCTAGTTGGGGGTAAAATTTTGCCATACGGACCTCATACCTAATTTTGAAAATTAAAAAAGTGATTTTTTGTAACAAGCCTAGGTTATACTGACTTCTCTTGACCTAAAAAGAATTTCGTAATAGGGGCAAAGAATGTTTGGTGAACTTCTACAGAATTGTCGGGATCGGTATGGCACATCTGATGCTAATATCTCCATTGCCCAGTGGATCTCAGAGAATACAACCCACTCAAAGCGTCCCTTCTCTTACGAGCGTTATCCGTTCCAAGAAGCTATTGCTGACGATCCCCATCCAAACCTAGCTTGTGAGAAGTGTTCACAGGTTGGACTTACTGAAATTCAGATTCGTAAGTTCTTGGCAATTCTTAGACGTAACTCATCGATCTCTGGAATCTTTACGCTTCCAAACGAGAAAATGTTCAAGCGCGTCTACAACGCCAGACTTAAGCCAATTCTGGATACGGATCAGATCTTCAACCCACCTATGGAAATTCAGCCCGTTCGAAGAATGGACCTGATCCAGATTTACGACAGCTTCGGGTATATCACTGGGTGTACCGAGGGGGACGCTACTTCGATTTCGGCTGACTTCCTGTTTCACGATGAACTTGACCTCAGCCCAATGAACATGATTGCTCTGTTCCAGTCCCGCTTGCAGGACTCGGACATGAAGATGACTCAAGCGTTCTCTACCCCGAGCTTTGTGGACTACGGGATCAATAGCGCATACAACAAGGGCGATCAACGCGAATACATGTATCGTTGCCCATGCTGCAACCACTGGCAGATTCCCCAGTTTGATATGCGCTTCATTCACATTCCTGATTTCAAGATCGATGTGGCGCGCTTAACCGACGTAACAAGTCAGCAGATTGCAGAACTACCGCTAGATCAAACCTACGTAAAATGTGAGAGATGTAACTCACGACTGGATTTGAACAATGCCTCAAACAGAGAGTGGGTCGCCACTCACCCCAACAGAACAGCTTTCAGAAGTTACAAGGTCCGTCCGTTTTCTACGGCAAGAATTCCTCCGGGCTATATCTTCACGCAGCTGGCCCAGTATCAAGATCAAGACTATATGCGGGGGTTCTATAACACGGTTCTTGGTGAGCCGTTTACAGAAAGCTCAGCCCAGATACAGCGTTCTGAAATTGAAGCAGCAATGCAGAAAGGATCTGCATCCACTCCAAACATTTCAAAAGATGAGCCAGTCTTCCTCGGATTGGACTTTGGTAACGTCTGCCATCTGGTTCTGGGCAGAGAGTTACCAGAAGGAAAGTTCGAGTTCTTCCACTTCGAACAAATTCCCATCCTTAACCTTCTGGAGAGAATCAAGCAAATTCGTGAGGATTACTCGATTGTTCAGGGATGTATCGACAGAATGCCGTTCATCCCTACAGCTAATGCTCTCAGGGACTCCAGCTCATATACTTTGATGCCAGTACACTATGCTGGAACAGCAGGCATTGCTCCAGTTCTGGATGAGTTGCAGCAGCTAGATTACTATAGGGTAAACAGAACTGGATCACTTGATAGAGTTCGTAGTCTCCTAGTACAAAGTACTGCGGTTATTTCTGGTTACGGCGGATATAAGGAGACAGTGATCACTCATTTGCGCGACATGGTGCGTGATGAGCAACCTGAAAAGGAACCAGAGTGGAAAAAACTGAACGGTAACGATCACTTTTTCCATGCTATGGGTTACTGTTTACTAGCTAGAAGAGTTTGTGAGCACATATACACCAGAGCTAATTCCAGCATGTTGATGGCAAATGCTCTTATTGCAACAATACCTACCCCCGGTATAGGGGGAGGTTTAACGAATAATGTCGAGGCAGCTAAAGTTGCTAGACTCGGAGAACGTACGTAATGGCAGCTTTGAGTGGTCTACAGATTGTACTTCCAAAGAAAAAGGCCAAGGCCGGAGGTACTGCATTCACGCCCACGTTCAAGGGCAACCAACCAGTATTGTCCGCACCAAGGTATAGAGATCACCTTGAGGATCTGTTCACTACCAGAACTGCTAACGATGCTCGTACTCTTATGTCGTCGCTTTCTCGTCACGATAGTGATGTATCTGCGGCGTTTTTCTCATATCAGTCTATCGCAGGTTCTGCCGAGTGGGTTATCGAAGCTTACGACATTAACGGACAGCTATCAACAGAAGGCATCTCTCTAGCTAATCAAATTCTAGAAAAGATGACAACGGTCACTGATTACAGTCTAGGTTTCTCATCCAAGCAGAGCTTTTATGAGCTTAATGACGATATGAGATTCTGGACTCTGTTAAGAGGTTCTCCGGGGGCCGAGCTTATTCTAGATAAGAAGTTTGAGCCTGATAGTCTTAGACTTATTGATATGGGAACTGTTACGTGGAACGAAAAACAGGCAGGCTCATATAAGCCAGTTCAGAAGCCTACCGGGGCTAACACAGAAATCAATCTTGATATTCCTACGTTCTTCACAGCTAGATTTCAACAGAACCCTACAGACGTTTACACTTATTCTCCATTTGTAGCAGCGATTAATACTGTCGCCGCTCGTCAGCAGGTGATTAATGAGCTTTACAGAATTACACAGATCATTGGCTATCCTCGGATGGACGTTACTGTACTGGAAGAGGTGCTACTTAAGTCGGCTCCAGCTATCCTTAGAGCAGATCCAGTCAAGACTAGAGAGTTCATCGATGGGCAGATCGCCACAATTAGAACTGCATTCTCAAATCTAAAGGCGGATCAAGCACTAGTTCACACTGATGCTGTGGACGTTGGCATGGTAAATGATAGCCGTCCAGTAACTAGTCTTCCTATTCAGAACGTTATTGACGTACTCAATGACCAGCAGCAGGCTGCGCTAAAAACCATGCCTGCTGTTGTTGGACGAAGCAATAACGGTCAGGTGGCCTCAACAGAAGCACGTCTGTTTGCCTTAAACTGTGACGCGCTTAATCGAGTTGTAGCTGGGGTGTGGTCACAGAGCCTAACTCTAGCTTGCCGCCTAGCAGGTTTCCAAGGATCTATTGAGTTTCTATTCCGTCCAGTTGAGCTTCGTCCTATTCTGGAACTAGAGCCACAGCTTACTATGAAACAGTCTCGCTGGGAACAGGCACTGTCACGAGGATACGTAACTGACGACGAGTTCCATCTTAACGTATTTAACCGACAAAGACCGGATAGTGCTCCTGAACTTTCAGGTACTGGATTTATGGACCCAGTAGCTCCTGCAACAGTTGATGCTGAGGGCATCAGCCCTAATGGAGACTCACTAGGTAGAGGTCTTGCTCCAGAAGGTGGAACTAAAGTTGCAAGAAGTAAGGCGGTGAAAAAGTAATGAGCGATATTCTACAACCACCAATGGTAGGGGATAACGGAGCAATCTCACTCGAAGCCGGAGCCGGGGCATCGTTAGAAATTTCTTTTGTTGAAGATGATGGAGTTACACCTAGAGATGTATCTGCTAGAGTATATTACTTCGAATGCGGAAGTCTTAGACTAGCTCTGACTAATGGCAATACTACAGACATAAAGAAACTTACGTTAACTAGAACACAAATTCAAAACCTAGTGGGTGGGGTGAAGAAGTTTACAGTGTTAGACGAGACCGCTGGTTTTGAGTATTCTGACATAGTTTGGTCTAATAATCTAAGTGTTCGTACATGATTGTAATTAGGGATCAGTCAACTCCAGCTAGAGTTGTGATCCAAGGAAGTAAATTCCTAAAGATATCATCTGTACCCAGCACTCGGTTAAAAGTGGTTCAGAGCTCAGTTGGTGGTGGAGAGTCTCCAGCACTGATATTCGACTTCGGTTCTCCATCTTCATCTTGGATTGTGAACCATAACATGGCAAGGTCCCCATCCTCAGTACGGGTACTTAGTGTCGGAGGAGTTGAGGTGGAAGCTCAGATAACTGAAGTTTCCACAAATCAACTTGTAGTGCAGTTTTCAAGCCCTCAGGTTGGTAGGGTACTAGTAAAGTAAAGGTAAAATAACGTGTCAAAGCCAGTACTCTCTTCACTTGATTTTGGTGGTAACTCCAGAATTCTCAATCTTCCTGACGCCGCTTCGGCTCAAGAACCTGCAACCCTTGCTCAGCTTAATAGTGCTGTTGAAGGTCTTGCGTGGAAAGATGCTGTTAGAGTTGCTTCGGTTGCCAACGTCAACCTAGCCGCACCCGGTGCGACCATTGACGGCATCACCATGGTGACTAATGACAGATTTCTAGCCAAGGACCAGTCAACTGCGTCTCAGAATGGTATCTACATTTGGAACGGTGCTGCAACTCCAGCAACACGAGCTCTGGATGCTAGTACTTCTCCGGAACTAGAACAGGCAATTACTACGGTTGAAGAAGGTACTTCGGCTGGAGCTACCTATCGTCAGACCGCTATCAACTTCACGATTGATTCTGGTGCGGTAACTTGGACCAGCTTCGGAACCTCGGCTGGTGCTGCCTCTGAGAGCGGTGCAGGTGTTGCGGAACTCGCCACTCAGGGTGAGGTTGACACGGGAACAGATGATCTTAGAACCATAACTCCGCTAAAACTGGCTAACTGGTCAGGAAGAATGCGAAAGACCAGCGGTACAATTGGTGATGGTTCTGCTACAGCATATACAATTACTCACAACTTCAACAGCCGAAACGTAATGGTTTCGGTATTTAAGAACTCTGGGAACTATGACGAAGTTCTAGTAGACATCACTCGCCCTACGGTGAACTCTATTACTATTACTTTCGCTTCAGCTCCGGCAGCAGCGGCCTATGCCTATACTGTTATGGTGTAACTAGTGGCTATTAGTTCCTCAAATGCTCTTAATGAAATCGCTGCAGGACTAGCTGCCGGTGCTGATAGAGTTATAGTTGATAAAGCCTCCATAGCATCTCAGGTGTCAGGTGGGTTTAGCTCTCTTTGGAGAGCTACTGGGGTTCCAACTCAAGCCGCAGTACCTACAGCCTTTGCAGTATGTACTAAGGCACTTGTTGGCGCAATAGGATTTACTAACCAAACTTCTCCAGTTACAAGTTATCTAGCGTGGGCTTATGCTACTTGTGCTAACGCCGCCCAAGCGGTAGAAATTCACGATAGATTAGGACATATGGGTGGTCTGTCGGGTACTGTAACTACAGCTCAAACAGTTAACGTTGATGCGTCTAACGTAGGCATAACTGCAGATCGCAGAGGGGACTCAAACTATTCAGACCTGCAGTGGTTCCTAGAGTGGTATACAGCTACAGGAGCTACCGGGGTTAACGCTACCTGTGCAGTAACCTACGATGACAACTCCACAGGTAACATTGTTGTGGCAGTTCCTACCAATACCGCTGCTAGCCGAATGGTACAGATTATACCAGCAGTAGCCGGTAAGTTTATTAAATCTATTCAGTCAGTAACCCTATCAGCTACTACTGGTTCAGCAGGTAACTTTGGTATAACGGTAACTAGACAGAGAACCATACTTAGAACCGACCTCTCAAACAAAGGTCAAGAATTTACTTGGGCACAGTTAGGGCTTCCAGAAATTCCTAATGATTCTTGCTTATTTATTGTGCAGGTATGCGTAACCTCCAGCACTGGTAGTGTTCGTGCTGGTGGTAAGATAATCCATGTATAATAACTCTCTAAAGTTATACGTAAACGCGGGGGAACTGCTTGAAAATTTAGATTTTACAAATGGATCTAATTCTAGCACTGTAATATTAAATACACTTTTTCCACCAACAGTTTCTGTAGAATATTACTACATTGGAGCACAACCTAGAGCTACTAGATATCTAGGAACTAAGTTAGACACAGAAATAT